GGGCATTTACCAAGGCAAAGTCCTTCGCTATATATTCTCGCACAGGAAGGCGTTAGGTAATGCCGACCTGCACCATGCACTAACATCTGCTGAGTTATCTTGGGGTTGTAGTCTGCCCATTCCAGACCTGCTATCATCTCATGTGTCCAGCGCACCACTTCTGCATTGGGAACCTTGCTATCTGTCGGTGGCCGTGCGAATTTCCTCTTGTAATCCATGAGATACATCATCAAGTATGATCTAGGCTTGTGGGGCGGATTGCTACCCTTGACGCAACAGGCAGCGTCCAGACACGGTAAAATGGGAATTCCATTTATGTTCCTCGCTGATACCGCAATTTCGGCGGCGTCGAATTTCTGAAACAATCCTGTCAGTCCTGTCATGTTTGGGTCATGGCTGACAATCTCGATCTCCAAGCCTTTGTTGCCATAGGCCCTCATCCCCCCGGATTGATTCTCTGCCTTCTCGCTGACCCTCTTCCACCCACTCTCCAAATCCTCTGTCGTCACGGGTATAGACCACTTCTTTCGCTTGTGATTGAATGAATTGGGGATTCTGATGTGCCTATCCGGGCGGAACGACACAACGGGATCTATGGTGACTAAATCCATCTCCTTGATCCATCTGTTGATTATCACTCTGCCTGAGAATAGGAGATTCGCCAATTCTTCGGGTGGCAGGGTGTGAATCTCCTCCAACATGACCCAGACGTGGTATCCTCCTCCCGAATACCAAGTCGCATGGCGTATGTCGTTCTCCTTGAGATACTCTGTGAGGATCAGAGTGTCACGGGTGCATCTCTCCCCCCACTCGTCCTCAGACCCCTCCGGCAACACCTCTTCCGCCCGTCCCTTGTCAAGGTCAATCACGAAATGCGGCACGATTGCCGTCGAATACTCGCAACGATTCCCCTTTGGCTTCAATGCCCGGAACCCATAGACAGTCGTAGTGAGATTGTCACGACCATTCATGCTGTCGATGTATCTCTGTAATTCCACGATGTTATGAACAACCTTCCTCGTTCGCATATTGACTTCACGGGGAAAGTCATTGAACAAATGCGACATACCTACTCCTCGGAAGGGTAGGGCCAAAGAATCTTCTCATAGCGAGGACAATATCCCTTGAGATCGCACCAAGGTTCACAGATGACCTCTTGCGCTCTCCAGAAATCAATCAATGCAAAGGCCCTACCATCTAAATCACCCTTGTATTGATTATACGTCTTGACTAGCAAACTTAACTTATCCTTCATGGAGTCTATGTCCTTTTGGCGGACTTCTTCGACACCACGCCATATCGCATCTAATTCCTCGCCCTCCTTAGACGCATAGCCTCCTGTATGATCCCATCCCCACCTTTCACATCGGAGTCCTCCAACGACCTCATGATCGCATTCCTCTAACAAATAAACATAGTATGCCATCTCCTCTCTCATGTTGGCCCATTTGGATGGCTTGTGATCCTTCCATATGCCAGTCTTCAATTCATGAACATGAGGGACTCCCTCGGCATCGGCAAAGAGCCTATCAACGATACCAGTCAGATGAACCAATTGTCCCTCTATGGTGACTACTGCATCAAGGCTTATCTCATTGCCAAGAGGCAGGAAGAATTGAACGTCCTCGCAATTCATGAATCTCTCTGCTTCTATCCTCATGTATTTCTCCAAGTGTTGTTCCTCATCCAATACATAGGGGCCACGCTTTGGATCGCCCTCATCGACAAACTCCATGAAATACTTCAGAACATTCTCAAGCCCATATGACTTCATTGAAGCAGCATAGGACACACTCATGTTCTGATAGAATCTCTCAACAGAGTCGTGGATATTTGAACCACGGATCATCGCATCAGTCTCCTCAGACTTGATGCCGAGGACTCTCTTGATGAATGACTGTTGCTGACAGAATCCGAAATCACCCAATGATGACTTCGATACCCTCAGTATCACGTCATCCTTCATGCCCGGATGCCATTGATATGACGAGAACAAGCCGGGACGCCCCGGAACAGGATACCTCTTTGGCGGACTAAAAGGTGACAATATCCATTCCCCCTATGGATACCCCCCCTATTCCTCGGTAATGTCATCGGGATGATCCAATGACCCATCTCGTAGTCCCTTCCATCCGAACCACTCTCCTCCTTCGGAGTCTCGACGGAATATCTTGACTCTCCCAGAGGACTTTAGGCTCGTTCGATTGTGAGTTATGATTGCGTGTGATTCTGATATTCCTGTCAATTCACCCTTCTCATCCCTCTCCTCAGTCACCTCAAACTTGGCAACCTGTTGTAGCCATCCCTCGGTATCCTTGAGCCAATGCGGAGTCTCAGCACCTATGATCTCGTTGCCACCGCTATCGTATGCGGTCTTACCGTGCGTGATGATGTAGCAATGCACACCTAGTCTGCACAATTCCTGCAACGCAGTTAGAGCAGAATTGTATCGGCTCTTTCTGATGTTCCAATTGAATCGGCCTATCTTGGTGGTGGCGTCCTTCCCGGCTACGGCTATGCCGTCCGGCCCCAATTTGAGGTCATCCACCTTCATGATAGTCTCACAGATGTGTAGCCAATGATCCGCACCATCGAATACGACGGACTTCAGATACGGCTTAGGCATCTCTCCATGCTCGTTGTAATACAATAACTGAGCCTTAGCCATCTCGACGGCTGCTCTTAGGTAGTCCATGGTGTTCTGGAACGTAGCAGGGTAGTCGTATGGCACACGACTGGCGGCTGTCGTAGTCATCACCCATGGGTTGAGAACGAGGATGTTGGTGTCTCCCTCGTGGTGTGCTGACTTGGTTGTCTCTCCACCTAGATCGAAGTCATAGTGATGAATCTCTGCACCATTGTCCTTCTCCTCTTGCGTGAGGCTATCAAGGACAGCACCTGTCTTCCCGGACTTGGGTGGCCCCCAAATACCCATCAAGACGTAGTATGTCTTCTCGCTGATGAGATTCTTGGCTCTAGCCGCTTCTATCTGATCCCATGCGGGATTGGCGGACTTCTCTAGCCATTGCGTTGCTGGTGCTTTCTTCTTAGGTTCCTTCTTAGTCACTTTCTTCTCCTCCTTCACTTTGAATTTCCCATCTTCGTATGTGGATGCCCCCTCACCAGTATATCCGGCCATCTCCTCTGCTGCTTCGATGTCCCTCAATTCCTGTTCCTCGATTGATAGGTTGGGATCGTATTCTCCCTCTTTGATGAATATCTGCTTCTCCTCCTTCGGAGCCGGGGTTGCGTCCTCAGACGTGTCCTTCTTCTCCCACTTGTCCATGAACCCGGTCATTCTGAATCCTCCAATGGCCTTCTGGTCTTGACATCGCTGTTCCTATCGTAGTGTTCAAGCGAAGTCTGCGTCAGCATGGCGGCTACGATATGGAGATTGCTGTAATCCACCTCTAGGTGTCCTATCCTAGATTGACCTCCTACTCCATTGTTATCAGCAACTTGGTATTCTTTGCCACCTGCTCTAAGCCATGCAACGAAGTCTAGGAATGTGGATTTGACGAGTTTCTGTGAATCGTTGGTGTTCCAATTCCTTAACTCACCCCAACCGTATGGTCGTGGATTGTAATCCTTCGGATGATATGGGTGATGTTGATCCTTCTTGGGACTCTTGTCATCCTTTCCCATCTCAGTCACTCCTGAATCCCTCTAGGCCGCTTAGATCGTCGTCGTCCGCATCCTGACCCCACAATATCCTTCTAGGGACGGGCCATACGTTGAGCGCATCTAGGTTGAGGCGTGTCTCGCCCATGTCAGACTCCCATGTGCTAGAGCGCACGGTGATGAACACCTGTGTCCCCCCGGTGAAGTCACGCCATGTGTCTCCATCAAGTCCTTGGAATGCGTGATGCTCATTCACTAGGTATCTGCTGACGTTGATCCATAGGTTGTTCTCTCCATCCCTTCTGAGGGCTGCGCTGCTCAGAGTCAAGGAATGCCTGTATCCACCATCAGAGTAGCGATTAGCCTCGCCCTCATGGTCTATGTAGTCCACGACCCCTCTGATGCAAAAGAGAGGCCCGTATGTCCTCCCGGTCTTCTCAGAGTATTCCTTGTTGTCATCGTAGTAGTCCATGACACGAGATAGGTCAGAAACGTAGCCCATGAATTGAGACAGATACTGATCGGGAGAGAACATAGATTCTGCTGTGTCTCTTTGATTCTC